ACTAAAAAGAAACGAGGTCGTCCGCCCGCGATTGACAATCTTAGAGGCGATGTAGTTTCTAATAAAGATGGTGAAGAGTCCGTAGCTAGTTTAGGAATCGTAAAAGGCGGTGCAAAACTACCTGCGATTGAATATGAAAGACGTCGTCGATATCACGACTACGAAAAAATGGATGAGTATCCTGAGATAGGTGCGGCGTTAGATATTTACGCAGATGACGCCACTCAAACCCATCTAGACGGAACCATGGTTCAGCTGAACACTGAGCAACAGATAGTTAAGGATGCTGTAAACGCGTTC